CAGTTGGGCGTCGCCGTCGAATTGTGCCAGTCGTTTGCCATTGACAACGGCGCGTTCTCGGCGTGGCGCGGCGGCAACGCAGTGACGGACTGGTCGGGCTATTATGCGTGGGCCGAACAGTGTCGGCGTGTTCCGTCGTGCGATTTTGCCGTAATCCCTGATGTTATTGATGGCAACGAAGACGCCAACGATGCGTTGCTGGATGAGTGGCCGTTGCCGCTGTGGTTTGGCGCGCCGGTCTGGCACATGCACGAAACGCTGGACCGCTTGGAGCGCCTTGCACTGCAATATCCGCGGGTCTGTGTGGGCAGTTCGGGTCATTTCGCCGTCGTAGGCACGCCGAGTTGGCGCGTGCGTATGGGTGACGCTATGCGTGTGGTTTGCGACCGCGAAGGCCGCCCATTAGTGAAACTGCACGGCCTACGAATGCTCAATCCTCGCGTATTTACGCGGTTCCCGTTTGCATCAGCGGACAGCACAAATATCGGCCGCAACGTCGGTATCGACAAGAATTGGTCAAAGGGGCACTACCTGCCCCCGACAAAAGAGGCACGGGCGCAGGTCATGCGCCAGCGCATAGAAGCCCACAACGCCCCCGCACAATTTAACTTTGAGGAAGACCTATGCTTATAGTTGCCGTCGCCGCATACGCCGCCGCCATTGTCGCTGCCAACTTGTCTGTGGCTGCTTTTGGTCCTGCCATCTCGCCCGTAAATGCTTTTCTGTTCATTGGGTTTGACCTAGCTCTACGCGACTGGCTGCATATCCGGTTGAAAGCCTGGCAGATGCTGACGTTGATCGTTGCTGCTGGCGCGTTATCATATGGTCTTAACCCCGCCGCGGGTATCATCGCGGTTGCTTCTACGACTGCTTTTGTCGCCGCCGCCGTCGTCGATTGGGGCGTGTTTGCCGCCGTTAAAGGTTCATGGTTAAAGCGGTCCAACACGTCCAACGTAGCCGCGGCAGCCGTTGACAGTCTAGTATTTCCAACTCTCGCGTTTGGCGCGCTGATGCCGCACATCGTGGCCATGCAGTTCGTCGCCAAAGTGCTCGGAGGCGCGCTGTGGACATGGGCGCTCAACAATGCGCGAAAGTGAGATCGAGAAGCACTTCGTCTGGACGGTGCAGCGCATGGGCGGGACGGCCTACAAGTTCAAGTCGCCCAACCACCGCGGCGTGGCCGACCGCATCGCCTGTCTGCCGGACGGCTCGACGTGGTTCGTCGAGCTGAAGGCACCCGGAGGGCGGCCATCCCCGCTCCAGAAGCTCTTCGCGGCCCGCATGAAAGAACTCGGACAGAACTACACGATACTATGGTCAAAGACGGAGATAGACGAATGGCGCGCATCCTTGTTGCCTGCGAATACTCAGGTGTAGTCCGGCGGGCGTTCCGCGCCCGTGGACACGACGCATGGTCCTGCGACCTGCTTCCGGCGGAAGACGGTTCGCCGCACCATTATCAGCACGACGTTTCTACAATCCTCAACGACGGCTGGGACTTGATGATAGCCCATCCACCTTGCACGCATCTCGCCGTTTCCGGCGCGCGTTGGTTCAAGGACAAGCAGGCGGAACAGGTTGCGGCGCTGGACTTTGTTAGACGCTTGTTAGACGCACCTGTTGAGCGCATCGCGCTGGAGAACCCGATTAGCGTCATCAGCAGCCGCATCCGCAAGCCCGATCAGGTCATCCAGCCGTGGCAATACGGCCATGGCGAAACCAAGGCGACCTGCCTGTGGCTCAAGAACCTGCCAAAACTGACGCCGACAAACGTCGTTGACGGCCGCGAAGCGCGCGTCCACAAGATGCCTCCCAGCCCAAACCGCTGGAAAGAGCGCAGCCGCACCTACAAAGGCATCGCTGCGGCGATGGCAGAACAATGGAGTTAAGACCATACCAGAACGACGCGGTGACGTTCCTGTTCGAGCGTGACCGCGCCATGATCTTGGCCCCTGTGGGCGCGGGCAAGACGGCCATCACGTTGCGGGCCATGGCCGAGATGAAGCGCGACGGCCACGCCAAGCGGTGGCTGGTCGTGGCGCCCAAGCGCGTCTGCACCGACGTGTGGCCGGTCGAGGTCAAGAAGTGGGCGCCCAATCTGACCATGGCGGTCGCCATCGGCAACGCGGCGCAGCGCAAGGCGGCGTTCGCGGCCAAGGTGAACATCGTCGTGTTCAACTACGACAACCTCGACAAGATGCCCGAGGGTGACTTCGACGGCATCGTCTTCGACGAGCTGACCCGGCTCAAGAACCCGTCCGGCCTGCGTTTCAAGGCGCTGGTCAAGGTGCTGGACCGCTTCAAGATCCGCTGGGGCCTGACCGGCTCGTTCACGTCCAACGGGCTGGAGGACGTGTTCGGCCAATGCAAGGTGGTCGATGAGAAGCTGCTGGGCCGCACCAAGGGGGCCTTCATGCAGCAGTACTTCGTCTGCATCAACCGCGACTTTGGCGAGTGGATGCCGCGCCGCGGTGCGCTGGAGCAGGTGATGACCCGCATCCGCCCGGCGACGTTCGTGCTGGAGCCCGGCGTCTACAAGGACAAGCTGCCGCCGTGCCATGTCGTCGAGATGCGCTGCGACATGCCCGACCGCGAGCCATACGAGAAGATGAAGAAGGAATTCGTCTGGCAGGACATCACCGCCCTGTCGGCCGCTGCCGTCACGACCAAGCTCCAGCAGATGGCCAGCGGCTGGGTCTACGATAGCGTCTCGACGGCGTCCGACACTGCGGGCCAGTTCAAGGTCACCAAGGCGGCGCACTGGTTCTCGACGCACCGCTTCGACCTGCTGGACGAGGTGCTGGAGGGCAACCAACGGGCCAATACGCTGATCGTCTACAACTTCATCGAGGAGCTGGCGGAACTGAAGCGCCGCTATCCTGGGCGGCTGTGGACGCTGGACGACGGCTCCGACGTGATCGAGCGCTGGAACGCGGGCAAGATCCCGCTGCTGGCGGTCCACCCCAAGTCGGCGGGCCACGGCCTCAACCTGCAACATGGTGGCCACCACCTGGTGTTCCTGTCGCTACCGTGGTCGCTGGAACTCTACGAGCAGGTCGTCGGCCGTCTGCACCGCAGCGGGCAGGAGCGCGACGTGTGGGTCTACGTCCTGCTGACGAACAAGACCATCGACGAGCGCATCTGGGCGGCCCTTGCCGACAAGCGCGCCATATCGGACATCGCACTGGAGGAGTTGAAGGGATGAGTTGGAATTGGCACGATTTGAACGTGGTTCTGGCGATGCGTGACGAGCATCAGGTCAAGGCCATGCTGGACGAGGAGGTCGAGGTCCACAAGCGCCCGACCTACGCGGTGCGCATCCACCAGCGCTACACGACGCTGCGCGCGGCGCGCGAACGCAGGGAAATTCTCGCCGCACTCTCAGGAGACAAGCCGTGAGCGATTTTGTGGCCAAACTGCGCGCCCGCACAAGGCCGGAAATATGCGATTGCGCCATAGGCATTCATCTGGCCGATGGCAGCGAACCCGATGAAGACTGCGTAAAGGCTGCCGACACCATCACCCGCCTCACCGTAGACAACGAACGGCTCCGTGCGGCATTGAAGGTCGCGCACAAGTATGTGCTGGTCCAATCGTGCGAGCTATCTCTTATGCCCGAAGACGCGGCAAGAGACCTTGCTATTATTGATGAAGCGTTAGAGGAGGGTTGTAATGATTGAACTTGGTAAGCAGTACAGGACGGAAGACGGATGCGAAGTCCGTATCTATGCGCTGGACGCAGGTGGTCAAACTCCTGTTCACGGGGCGATTAAAAGAAACGGCTTATGGATTGTAACCTCGTGGTCAAAAGAAGGCCGCTGGAGCATCAGCAACTCCGAAAACAACCTCATTGAGGTGAAGCCCCGCATCCAACGTGAGTTCTGGGTGAATGTGTACCCTGATCGCTTACAGACCCATTATACCGAAAAGAGCAAAGCTGACTTCTGCGCCGTACCGCACCGCATCGCCTGTGTGAAGGTGATCATTGATTGCGAGGAGGGGGAGGGACTGTGATCAAGGATGAGCAGATCCCGGATAAGGTCACGCAAAGAGTGAAGGCGCTTGTGATCAAGATGAGGTTCCTTGGAACGCCAATCCGTGACTTTGAGGCGCGTGAGATTGCTGCCGCAGTCATCAATGCGTGGCCGGGGGTCGTAGATCACCCAGAAACGGTTATTTCGCCGCGCTGCCTGTGGCTCTCCCTGACACAGGAGAACAACAATGCTGACGGTTGATAAAATTCCTTACGAGGTAAAACGCGCCATGCGTGTGGCTTGGGCAAAAAGAAAAAACAGTGATGCTCCTGAGAAGGTTATGGCTGATCTTGCTGTTGCTATGCTCAATGCGTGGCCGCGAATGGAAATCCACACTGACGGCACTGAGGACTGGATTGAACTGATCCTGACACAGGAGAACAACAATGGCGGCGATTGATCACACCTCGTGCGGCCCGTGCGCCAACGTACTTTGCAGTCAGTACGGCTGTCAGAGGCAGCGGAAAGTTATTGCTGACTATCTGCACCCGCATTACTCAGCGGTGATCGTGCCACAAGGCTGCATCTGCCCGCCCACAAGTGAACAGACCTGTATGAACCCAAAATGCCCGAGGAGGTTGCCCCGCACATGAGGCGTTTCCGTCGCATACCTATCCCCTGGCGCGCGCACCCGCTGGTGCGCCGTCTGTACGCGGAGATGAACCATCAGCAAATCGGCGTCACCGACATGGCCGAGCGGACGGGCATCTCAAGGCACACGTTCAAGGGCTGGCGAACGCGGCACTGCCCCCGCGTTGCGGAACTGGAGGCATGCTATAACGTCCTTGGAATGAAACTGACCGTAAAGGTGGTGGAAGATGAATGACATTCTAGACGAACGCGAGAAGACCCACGGCGACTACCACCGGGTGGCCATGATGGCCCAGGAACTGAAGGACGCCATGCGCCGCGGCAAGAACTGGAGGACGCTTGACGACACCCAGCGCGAGACGCTGGAGCTGATCGCCAGCAAGATCGGCCGCATCCTGTCAGGCAACCCGCATGAGGTCGATCACTGGCGTGACATCGCGGGATACGCCACGCTGATTGAGCGGTGGCTCACCCGCGATGGTGAAGCGCCTACTTCTTGAGCGCGCTGTTGATGCCGTCGCGGATCGTAGCGCCCAGCGCTGCGGTCACGGCGAGCTGCACTGCCGCCTGGAGCGTGATGTCGCCCACAAGGTAGGACGCTGCGGCGCCGATGACGGTGACGCCTGCGAGGATGTAGGTCTTGTAGCCCTTGAGCATGTCAGTTACCCCTTCTTGGTGCCGGGATACTGGACCCACGGCAGTTGAAAATGTGGACCGTCCTTGAACGTCTTCCAGTCGCCGCCCCACTCCAGCAGCACGCCTTCCTTCTTGGCGGCTGCCTTCATGCGCTTGGCCAGCTTGTCGTACAACGGCCAGTCCCAGCGCACCGCGCCCTTGATCGTGCAGGCCAGATCGACGGCGTGAGAGTAGCCGTTGGCGGCAGGGATGTGACGCGAGCGCAGCGTCTTGCTGGCACCCTTAGCCTTGAGGATCTTCTGCTCCTCCAGCGTGCGCACGCCGCAGGTGACGACGAAGCCCGTGTCGGCCTCGGCCCAGTCTTCAGCGCAACGCAGCACGACGCGCACCAGGTCGGGGTGGACGCCCTTGAGCTTGGCGAAGGACGCGCTGTTCAGCTTCATTTCCTCAAAGCCTCCTCGATGCTGTCTAGCTTCGCCATGATCGCGCGGCTCGTCTCGCGGATCTCCTTGATCTCACGGTCGTGCGCCAGCCGCGCCGTGTTCGTCTCAGCTTGCAGCACCGCGATAGCCGTGTCGTGTTTCTGCTGCTGCCGGTAGATGACCCACACGAACGCAGCCACGGGCATGATGACCCACTGCATGATAGCGTTCAACACCTTCAGCGTCTGATCGTCAAGCACGGCACGTCACCTCGACATCGCGTTGCGGTTTTCCTGGTTGTTCATCTGGTTCGGCGCCGTTACGACAGGCGCGCGCTTGACAGCGCGGCTGATCGGGCCGGACGGCCTGCGCTGCGCGGGCGCACGCTGGGCAGACCGGCGC